GAAGAATTCTTTGTAAGGCAATTGGAGGTTCTACAAAATATGTTGAACCCCGGATTCCCTTCTTTACTTAAAAAGGCAAAGAAGCGGTATAGAAAGGCATGCTTTTCAAAGGAAAAGTATGATCTAACAAACATCGGTGAACCTATGAGGATTTACCGAGGATTTTACCCTAGTTCTGTTTATGGATCCAGGGCTTTTGGTTGGGAGGTCATGATGATCACCCAAACCAGATCTCTCTCTAACCCAGGGTTTAGAGAGATGGAAATTTCTAGAAAGAAATTTATTAAGACACTATCTCAGAAGAGTGATGTCTGTAATGTCGATATACAGAAGTATATCGAGAACTTCTTCTCAGACTCCGATTGGAGGATGACAAGATTCTGGGAGAAATCAAAAGTGATTTTTGGTTCCTCCGCATCATATGAACACAGGCGGAAAGCAGGTGGTCAAAAAGTCGGACTTTCTAATTTATATAGGAAGTACGAAGAAATCAAACATTTGAGATGTCTTAAATGTTTTGGGTGCCATGTGGATAAAAATCTAACACATGGGGAAAAGATATTCTATACAGCATTGGATAGAATATTAAGACGGCGTGATAGAAATATCGCACCGAAACACCGGTTTGCTCAAATAAGTGAACCCGGATTTAAATCTCGTTCATTAACAATGAATGAGGAAGAACTTACAGCAGTGTTATCTCCATATTCGAAGATAACATTAGAACTGCTTAAGAATTTTCCTGAGACCTGCTCAGGTGTCTCAGAGGAGCGTTCAGGGTGGAAAGCCATCGATGAACTTGGAAATTGTTTGCCAAAAGGTAAACAAATATACGGCCTCTCCTACGATTTGGAAGAGGCCACGGACTACTTCAGTTTTGATGTAGCAAGACAAATACTTATTTGTTTAAATAAAGTATTAGGAATACCGGAAGCCTATGGGCGATTGGTAATAGACCTTATGTGTAAACCACATAAGATAGAATTCAAAGATGGTTCATCGATGAAAAATTACAGGGGAATCCTCATGGGTTCACCAGTAACTAAAACTTTGTTAACCATGTTACAAATTGTAGCATGGGAAATGACAAAGGAAAAATTCAACCGGAAATTTCTTTTCGGTCGATTTGTCGGAGATGATGGATTCATCGCCTCAGATTCTAAAGAAGCCCTACTAATTCATGTAGAGAACTTAAAACTACTCCAGGTAAAAATATCTGAAGATGATACGTATATATCCGATAGATATATACACTTTACTGAGGAATTATTAATGATTCCCCAGGATGGTACAAATACAGTGAAATATTGTATTGGTACAGGCGACTATAGTAGATTACCATATGTCGACTACCCCCGAGTCAAATTGTTGATGTTGACTGGGACAAATTGCCCAATGGATCGATTAGACCCACTGGGAAAGTTCTCCTTGATTTCAAGGGAACAGAAATATGTTCGTGGCCTACAGGTTATAGAACAAAGCTTTGAAATAGCATCGCTAATTCAAGATGTAAAGTTGACTGATTCGATATCTGTCAACCAATATATCCCCCAAATATTTGGTGGGGGGAATAAAGTACCGTATAATATACAGGTATTTAAATCCACACTGGCTAGAGCCAATGTCGGTTATCAGAATTACATATTATCTTTAATAAGACAGTATATTCTGGAAAAGAAAGGTCTACCCAATAAACTTGGAGATTTCTCCAGGTTCGGGGTGAGACACAATAAATTCTTCAAGTACAATACTTGGAATTCAAAGGTAGAGGATGATCCTCTACCTGAAAGTATGAAGAAGTTTTTACTTCTTGATAGGAAAATCTGCGAGGAATTACACCCACAGGTTTACGGAAAGCTCTGCACAATTGGTGTGACAGAGTCTCAACTCAAGATCGACTATTTTAG